CAATGCCCACACGTCTGCAGGATTCTCTCGCATGGGGGTACCAGTCAACAGATACAGCTCACGACTGCGATACGACAGTTTGTTGACGATGCCGTAGTTCGTAGCATTGCCAGCCTTGGTGCGAGCCTTGTGAGACTTACACCTATGTGCCTCGTCAACGATTAGGACGTCCCATTTACGGTCACATAGAACCTTGGCATTGCGCTCAAGCCGAGCCGCCTCGTAGTGGATAATGGTCCAACGGGACGTTCCAATCACTTGTTTTCCATCGTAGACTTCGATGTCCTGACCTTGCCCTAGCAGGTCGCATATCTCAGCTCTCCAGTTGTTCTGAAGCCCATTCAGGGTGATTATCAAGATATGTTGGTTGGTCTTCTGGGCTGCAGCGGCTATTGCCTGTATAGTTTTCCCCAGACCCATGTCGTCTGCGAGGATACCTCGCTTGAGTTTACGGAGACCTTTGGCTCCTGCTTTCTGATATGGAAGGAGTGTCTTCCCCATGCTAGACCTCCTTCACCCAAACAGCGTACATCGTGGTTCCACCTGCGAAGAAGTCATTGATATCTTCAGAGAACTCAATGGTGTCGACTGCATCGATGTGGACCTGATTCGATACGACTGTGGCTTCGATCGACGAGCCATGCTCAGCATCAATACCGCACCAGATCGACACCTTTGTTCCGACGGGAAACTTGTCTGTGGCGCATGTGCTCTGTTCGGTTAGAGACTTGTGGTAGAATCCGTTCATTTTCGAGTATCCATCTGGTGCAGCTGGGGTATCGTAAACGATTTCGGCTCTGCTTATCAGTTGAGTTTTATATGCGTCTGACTGCTGATGCGGGAACATTTGATTCCAGACCCACATTACGAGAATCAATGCTACGACTGCCAGACAGATTTTCTTGAGAAGGTTTTTCATGGTATACTCCTACTGGGTGGCTTTTTCTAGAGATAAGCATTCTGGGTGTGCAGTCCCATACTATCGATTTTTGGTTCATAGTATCTGCACTTTGGACAACGGACAGAGATTATACAACACTGCAGCCCACCATTCACTCGCTGCAATTTGAACTTTCGCATATAGGCGCGACACACTTCACCGTGGATGCAAGGTGGGATTTTCTCTCTACCATCAGACATATTCATTTCCTCTCTACAGACTGTTGCAACTGACCCAGTACTGAGGAAGTACTGGGTCAGTAAAATGGGCTAGTTCAGTTCGAGCTTGAAGTCTGCAGTCTTCGAGACACGATTCTTGAACTCGACAACGTAGGTTACTTTGCCAGTGTACTTGTTGTTCTTGCGGACGATGCGCTTGATGTCATCAACCTTGGTACGCTTGTAGCCACGGTGAGCACGAACCTTCTCGATGACCTTCTCAGGAGAGATGACACTCTTGGTGCGGTTATCCATGCGGTTGATATAGCGAGTGCGGCTGAGTTCATCCGCAGCTTTAAAAGCCTCAGTGTCATCTGTATAGACGTAGCCGTTACGATTCCTCATACGGTACCAAATGTGAGATTCAACAACCTCGCCATCCTTGTTCCAGAGAGACGCAAAACTGTCGTCAGCAAAGTCCTGCTCGTACTTACGAACTTCAAGAATCTCGGCATTGTCAAAACTGTTGCATCCGCAATCGTGGAAGACGCGAATGCGATAAGTGATGCCGTCCTTGGTGAGGTCTGCCTTGAAATCGTCACCCTGAGAACCAGCCATGGTGCCGAAGTTGAAGATGAAACCGTTTGCGATGAGCTCGTTGACCTTGGCAGTGGCGATAGCGGCGATGTCGTTCATGTTCTTGACGTTCTTCATTGTTGACTCCCTGTCGTAGTTGTTGAACTTCTTGACAACGTTATTATCCCTCAAGATTGTTCAACTTCTATCGGGAATCTGAAAAATGTTGAAAATATTTTTATACGAGGTCGTCCCAACCATCGAAATCGATGTCTCGTCTGTTCATCTCCTGGAGGATGTCTGGGTTAATATCTATGCCGCCAGACTTCTTTTTGTGAGATACGCCTTCGATATCGAACGCCTTAGAGATTTTCGATATCTCGCTTTTCACATACGATTCGAATCCAAAGTCATCGCCGAGTTGATGCTCTGTCAGGAAAAGCTCATACGACTCTGATGCAGACAAATCGTCCCTTATACGCTTTGTCCAAGTCGACATGGCTTCTGCAGGTCGGTAGCTGCCAGCTTCTTGAATGAATTGAACAGCGTACCTTCGGATTTCATCGTCGACTTTCAGCCACGACATTGCAAATGCCTTGAGTGTCGTGTTGTCCACATCGACAAACTTCCATATGCCACAACTACGACCTTTGATCAAGCGACCTTCATTAACGAGTTTATTGATTATCTGAAGTGCCGTCTGCGGAGCGACATTCGTAAATTTAACAATTCCTGTGACAGATATCATATCGGAATAAGCAGAGATGTATCCTTCAAGCATAGGATACTCAGCCTTCAGATCTTCGAAGGTATCTTCAGACAATTTGTCAACATCTGCATTTTTCCATCCAGTGCGAGCGCAATCGATCACAAATTTGTTGACAGATACACCGTTCTTTTCAGCTGCTGCAGCTATCTTCTTCCAAACGCTACCGTTTGCTTTAATGGAGATGCCGTACCTTCCATCATCCTTCATCTCGTGAATCTCCATGTCATCCCTTTCTCTCTGAACTGTACAACATTTACATTATCGCTCTGTTTTCATGCAATCTCATCGAGAATCACGTATTTTCTTCTGAGGGTGGAGGTCCCCCTCCCTCTAGGTAAGTATCAATCAATTTTTCAAAAGGTGAAAACTGATATGGAACTTCCAATCGCCCACGTGATTTTTTATAATGAATCATACCTAAGAGAACTCTAGACTTGAAGGTGGGGAGGGGGAGGGAGCCCTACCCCTAGATAAAAATACCTGATTCAGAATAAAAAAAAAGAAAACCCCTCAGGCACGGCAAACACCTGAGGGGCACACAACCGCATATGCGGGATGTGTCGTTATGCTTCAGGCTTTTTGCGGACTTTGAGCTGCCCAGACTCTGTAGCGTAAAGCTCCAGGTCTCCCGTGACCATCTTTCCGTCCTTGTCAATGACGTAATTTTCGCCATTGACATTAATCGTAGAATCTCTTACCATTGCGCCTGAATCGTTGAGGTAATACCAAGACCCTTCGTACATAAGCCATCCAGTGGCCATTGCGCCTGAATCGTTGAGGTAATAACGATTGCCATCGACATCAATCCACCCTGTTGCCATGGCACCAGAGTCGTCTAGGTAATACCACTTACCGTCAACACTAACCCAACCAGTCAGCATGGCACCTGAATCTGCAAGGTAATACCACTTGTCATCATCTAGAATCCAGCCAGTTTGCATCCAGCCTTCAGAATCGAAGTGATACCATACGCCATCAATCAACTCCCAGTCATTGGTGGTATAAGACCCGTCGGAATGACGATACCACCATCTACCGTCTCGATTGATCCATCCTGCGCCTTCAGTCTTCGCTCCAGTCATCACATCATACCAGTACTGAGCTCGCTCCATGTATCTGTTGTGATACGACGTCCCCTCCTTGAGAGGTCCAGGACAACTGGTAGAGGAGAAGTGGCAATGCGGGAATACGTTCCGCATCCACTCTGGACGACCAAGACCATAGTACTTGCAGATTGCAGCGCACAGATGCGCACCATTCTCGATACAAGCATCTGTCATGGAATTTCCCTGATTGGCATGCTCAATACCAATGGACTTTTGATTCGCAGCCCAGTTTCCTGCGTGCCATGCTGTGTCGCCATCCCAGACGAGCTGACCTATGCGTCCAGACGATTCGACCTGGTAATGAGCAGAAGCCTCGCGAGTCTGCCATACGCTATAGCAGCCCTCTACGGTGAGGTCTCCATCATTGTAATGAACAACGACAAACTGGATATCATTACCACCACGACCCTTGGTGAAGTGTTTCGTGAGGATCCTGTTCACGTCCGCATTGAGATTCCCAAAATCCATTACTTGTTCACCTCACCAGGACGCTTAACGTTCCCCTTGAGATAATCTCGTGCGAGAGCAGACTCGCTATCAGACGTACCGCTGGTGGTCGGGTCAGTAATACAAGCCCACAGGCTTGCGATCATAGAGACCACCACAACGGGATTCTGGAGCCCAGAGACGATAGTCTCTCCGAGCTTGACCCAACTGGTCATATCCTCCCACTGGGCACCAACGCCCACGATAAGCGGGAGCACGATAGCGCAGATTACCTGTGCCCAGAAGATGGGATTCTTCAATCGCACTCCCCAGTTGATGTTCAACATTTTTCCTCCTAACAGATCTTTTCCTTTATTTCGTCGATGCGCTTCCACATCGTAGATCGATCCTCTTCCAACTTTATAAGTCGTCGCTCATGGTCAGACATCATACTCTTTGTTTGACGCAATTCTGCCTTGATGTCGGCGACGTCGCTACGCATCTCCTTGAGATTCTCATCGATGCGAACGATACGCTCACGCTCGTCGCCGACACTTTTTGTCTTGCCTGAAAAAATGGCGTACAAGACTCCTGCAAATGAGGCTATTCCAAAAAGCAGATAGAATGCGTCGCGTAGCGGGATGTTAGAATCTAGCACGCCATCTCCCATCTGACCTACTTGTACGAGTCGACAAGCACTTTGACCTCAGCCATGTAGTCCATGGTCTTGGTGCGCTGCCAATCGTAGAATTCCTGCAGTTCTGGTGACAGATCTCCGTGCTCAGAACGATAATTCATCATGATGCGAGTCATCTGGTTGTAGAGCTTTTGGTAGTGGTCGAGTTCAGTGCGAGCTAGAGATGTGTAAACGTCTGCCAGCTCTTTGTCCTCGTCTTTCAAGTGAAGCGCGCACTGAGCGTATTCACGAGCACCGTCAAGCTCATCATCCATCTGTTCGAGCAGCGTAGAAATGCGCCTCATCCTAAGCCACCTTCACGACGATTACGTTTGCCACTCGGACAGACGTAGCATTCGCGCTCTTGAAGTTAAGCGTGGCTGTAGGAGCGTTCTTAGGGACGGTTACAATGGCGTGGAACGCCTGAGAGGCATTGTCTCCCACAGTTGCTACCGTATCGAGTGCATGTGCCCCAGGAACAGCGTTACCGTTGCGGAACATCTGAGTCTCCTGGACGCCAGCGACCGTAGCAGTGTACGTGAAATTCGCCAGAATCTCATACACGCCACAGCGATTGATGGTGACGTTGCTTCCATCGCAGCTGATGCAGTTGTTGGAGACTGTAGATATCGGGAGAGGCACGTTACCATTCGCAGAAACTGCAGCTGGAGTAGAGCTGTCATAGACGAAACGTCCGATGGTCTTGACACCCATTATGGGCTCCTTTCACGCCTGGAGGCGAGGACTTGCGTCCTCGCCCACCCAGACTACCGAAGATAGACGGCAATAGCTTAGAACGTGGTTCCGCATCCGCATCCGCATCCGCACGCATTAGCGTTGAAATACGGATTGTACCCAGCGGTAAACGTGGTGGAGTTCGGATAACGGACAACGCCACAGAGAGCAGACTGAAGCTGCAGCTGGTTCACCTGACCCTGGAGAGCTTCAATCTTGTCCTTCTGGATAGCATCGAGCACCTTCTGGACAGCAGCAGTCGTGTTCGCATTGATGGATGCGGTGTTCTGAGCCGCATTGTAGTTCACACCATCAATGGCACGCTGAGTCTCGCAGCAACAAGTAGCAAGCTGCTGAGAGGCGGCTGCAGCATTGTTAGATGCCTGCAGCTGAAGGTTCGCCTGACCGAGTGCGACCTCCTTGCCGAGCTGACCGATGTTGCCCTGCAACTCGTAGCCGAGGTTGCAGATGCCGTTGCCGAGCTGCATAGTTTGCTGGGTGTTCTGATCAGACAGACGACCAACAGCATTCTCAAGGTTGTTGAAGTTCATGGCATTGCACAGACCTGCCTCAGTGACAGGCTCGCCATTCGCACCACCACCTCGATTCCAGCCAGCGCCGAACATGAACAGGAACAGCACGATAATCCACCATGCACCGTTGCCGCCCCAGCCATCGCCGTCATCGTTGCCACGAGTGACAGCGGCGATGTCAGACAAGCTCATGTTTTCCATTTTGTTCTCCTTTCGTAGAACCTTACTATGTCCATTCTCTGCGCAGAATGAATGGCTTACTTGATACCAAGAACCTTGGCTATCTCAGATGCTTGCTGCTTAACAGCATCAAACTCCTGCTGAGTTATTCCTCGCTCCTTGATAAGCTGCTCCACCTGAGCTTTGGCTTGCTCGGGAGAAGTCGTCTTGATAAACTCCATTAAGTGGGACATTTGAGACAGAGGGGATTGCTGCTGAGTCGACCCTAGGCTGGGCTTGAGCGGGTTGCTGGAATTGCCCAGCGCGTTGAATAACTGATTCATATTGCTCCTTCAGTTGCGCTGACAGTTGTGCTGAGAATTGTTCGAACTCCTGACGGGTGATATACTCCTGGGGAGCCTCAGCTTCGACCTTTTTGAATTCAAACTCGGAGACAGTCGACACGCCAGCCATGTCCGTCTCCTTCAAGTAGAACCTGTCCTTTTCCTTGTCCATCAGGAGAGCCTTCGAACCGAGCGGGACGGTACAGTTCTTAGCTTCTTCGATTCCATCGACAAATCGGACACCTTGAATACCCTGCTGTCCTTGGGCAACCTGAGGCGTTTGTGGTTGCCAATTTGGCGTAGGGGGCATTCCCTGCCAAGGGTATTGATATTGCCCCATTAGATAAGGTTCGAACATGTCTTCTCCTTTCTATAGATAAAATCCTTATAACCCTTTAAAAACCCATCAAGACCAGCAATAAGGATAACAGACATAGAAATTAACGAATTCCTTAGCCCCTTGCGGTCCATTGGTGTAGATCCACAGATTTTTGTCTGTTGTTTCTTTTGCACTATATCCTGCCAGCCATATAGATGCGGTGTTATTGGAGGGACTTTCTCCTGCTGTAAACAACGTAGCTGGAAACCAGGTCGGAAATTCAGGACAATATTTCGATGGAATGTGCAAAGACCATGAACCGTAGATTCCAGAAACGGAACCGTAGACGAATACCATTCCAGCAAACACCCTATATTTTATGCGACCGAAAGTCTCGTCATTGTAAAGCGTCTTCCAGTCTTCAAAGCGCATAGCATTGTATACGTCTTGACTTTTTACGAGATCTCCGTTTCCACCGAAAAGATACTTGTAAGCATTTAAGACCAGGACGCTATCTTCATATGTACCTTCCTCATTTCTGATATAAAGTCCTGAATCGGTTCCACCTGGCGTTCCTGTGCCAGCGACTATACCTATCGACTTTTTGCCGTGAATATTGATGCCTGCATTTGCGTTATCTGCAGAAGATGCTATAGGTTCAATCCATCCTCTCATGCCATACAGATACACTCTAGAATCAAGACTATCTGTACCGAGGTATGCAGTCTTAGAATTGAATACGATACTGCCGCTCGCGGTCAAAACCGCATCGTCGTCTGTCAGCGTAAGGTTTGCGAGGTTGTTGCCTACGACAGATCCACTGCTCCCCCTCAGACCGACCAACTCACCAAACAGCGCCAGAACAGACGAATTGGAAGACGACACTGTGCCTATCTCGCCGAGTCCTCCGCACATGCGAATAATGGACGTCTGTGAATTCGAGCCAAGACCGATCTCGTCAGACTTGAAAAATGCCGTCTCGACCTTACCTTGACGGATATGGAAACCGTTTCCATCAATTAGGATGTTCGGTCCAGTGGTGGCATCATTCGGCTGAGTCGTAACATGAGCGCCACTGCTGTCTGTCCAGAAGTAATAGTTGATCTTTTCGACTTTGTTTACAGCTTCATTCGCAGTCTCGTTCGCACCATTAATTGCTTTGGCGAGTGTGGGGGTGGTAGTCGTGATAGTATTGTCGGTCCACGTCACCTGTGAGCGCGTCCAGATGTACTTCCCCTCAGACCACTCAGGTTGATTTGCGCTCCAGGAGCCTCCACTTTGCGCAGTGCTACTGGTGGACAGATAATACTGCTCTACAACAGCCTTAACACCGATTCCAGGGTCTCCCTTTGCACCGTCTGCTCCATCCTTGCCATCAGCGCCTTGAATCAGGCTCCAAGTGTAGTCTGAAGCTACAGAGGACTCAGTCGGGACTGTCTTGTTGTACGCTAAGCCGATATACTTCTTGCCAGACGGATTGTCAGACATTCCTCCTCCAGAGGCATTGTCTGCATACTTAATCCACGTGTATAACGTGGAACCGTCTTCACCTGCGGGACCAGGAACACCCTGCTCACCTTGCACACCCTGTGGACCTTGTTCGCCAACGATTTTAGACCATGTGTAGTCAGAATAGTTCGAAGACTCTGAAGGCGTAGTCTTGTTGTATGCGAGACCTATGTAGTCCTTACCGTCGGGAAGGTCAGACATGCCACTGGTAGGAGTATCTGCGTACTTAAGCCATGTGTATCGGGGCTGACCATCCGCTCCAGGCTTACCTTGCAAACCCTGCGGACCAGTTTCACCCTTCATAGAGATCGAATAGCTGACTGTAGATTTGCCATCGGTATAAGTGATGGTCGTTCTTGTCCACAGATATTGACCTGCATCCAAAGATGGCGGTGAAGTCAACCATGATCCTGTGGGCGCTGTTGTGCCAGAATTGGATGCTTGGTACCTTACTTCAGATCCAGATACTCCGACACCGTTCGCTCCGTCTTTACCGTCTGCTCCAGGAGCGCCTGGAGCGCCTGGAGCGCCTGGAGCGCCATCGGAACCAGCTGCTCCGTCAGCGCCTTGTCGGCTTACAGAGTACCCGTAAGACACCGTAGAGTCTGTATATGTAAATTGGGTGCGAGTCCACAGATACCAGCCTTCTTGCACACTAGGAATGGCCGTAAGCCACTCTCCTGTGGGGACTGTAGTATTCGACTGCGACGATTGATACTTGACTTCAGTAGAGGCTATTCCCCTTCCAGAAGTTCCGTCTCTGCCGTCTTTGCCGTCGACACCGTTTCTGCCTGCTGCACCCTGAATACAAGTCGGATCTGAATATGAAGAACCATCAGATGTATATGTCACAGTGCGCTGCCACATATACATATCCTCTTGCCATTCTGGTGCCGTAGTGGACCAACCAGACTCAGGAGGTGTCGTCTGTGAATTTCCGAGGGCATACTCTACGTCTACACCTTGGATCGGAATCTGCGAGCCAACAACATTTATCTCGTCCGACTTTTCAGACACATTGTGATTTGGCGTGCCGTCTTCGTTACAGGTCTCATCCTCAGCTGTGGCGTATACGGTGCCTTGGACTCCTTCTCCGAGGCTTTTGTACGACAGATCGCCCTTTGACGTGAGTTCACCTATCACATGGACTTTGCCCTCTGCCTCCAGATACGCACGGACGCAGTAGAAATCTGACGGCAATCCACCTTCAAGTTCCCCACTCCAGGAGACATACAAAATGCCTCCGACAGATACGGCTGAGATACCAAGAGGTCTTCCTGGTGCCAAAGTGTCTCCGACATTCTTTGCGACAGAATAGCCGTCCTTGTTTAGGATTCCATATACGTCTTTTGAACCGTTTGAACGGTGAAAAGATATGGTGCCTGTTGGAGCGGTATTTTGACCGTTTATCTTTTTGTGAGCCTGAACAACGGAGCGGGCCATGTTTTCATAGACGGGACTCATGCCAGGAAGAACAAGTCTGTTCATTTTCACCCTCTCATTAGTAGGATACGGATCTCATAACACTGAATGTCAGAGACACTTTGTCTGTGCTGTCGCCTTCCATGCGAAGAATCCTTGTCGTATAGATACCGTCTGGTAAGCTGGGGTGATCTCTGATGTCTATGTCGATAAGATCTCCTGGCCATACCATCCCCATAAATTGGTCTTCAAAATCGTTAATGTGCACAGATCCCTTCATTTGGCACAGAGGATATTTTGAAGATTCGAGAGTCCCTTCTGAGTGCCTTCTTAGAAGATCTATGTTGTCCCAACTGGTGTCTGAGACAACAGACTCTATGATAGGCCACGGGTCTCTCGTCTGGCAGAGAGACAGGTCTTGTGCGAGATGGCAAAGTGTCGAATCGTCTTGACCTGCTCCAGTTCCATACACTCTCATCGATGGTCCGATATTCGAGACCTTTAATCCTTCAATTAGACCTCTGCCGTTTGAAAACCAGGTAAGCGTTCTTTTCGCGTTGCTATTGACCAGCTCATGCTCGCTGTCTGTTCCAGCTTCGAACCTCAGCCTTATGTTGTTTTCCTTTTTATAGGGGACAAACCTCATCTCGATACCGTCTTGAACATTGGTTATTTCGTTGAGGAGTTTGTCCGCTGCATTGTTAGACACATTATAGCCGTAGTAAGTCCTCTGGTGGTTTCCCGCCTCGCCGTCGTATTGGGTGTCTATCGGCAGTCCTCCAGAAGGCTTTTCTCGTGTGCATTTACGTATAATGTCCGCAGCTATCCCCCTGAGGGACATATTGTTGTAAGAGATGGTGTCGTTTGTGGTTCCTCCGTAGGATTTGCCAAACACATTTTCTCTTACAAGGTATCGACTCGACAATATATCCTGGATAGACAAGAGGCTAAAATCGGTACAGTCTTCAGAGTCGACTCTGTATCCTATTGTGCCAAAAATGACAGGCGTATCGTCCCACATTAGAACGATAGACCTTTTCAGGGGATACAGAATGCTGTTTCGTCCCTCTGGTGTGTCAGAAGGAACGGAAGCCCACGGAAGACTTATCTGCGACAATCCGTCCTCGCCAATGTTTCTTCTTGTGTTGGTAGACAATGAGGAATCTGACACACTCATATGCCACGAAAAATTCTGGATTTCTATGGGGGTAATCATGAGTCCAGATATGGTGTCACAGATGTAAGAATTCCACATTATTCTGCCACTCCAGAATCAACAACGAGCAGTCTTTGTCCTGGCCACGAACCTGCTGCGTAATCAAGCCAGATGTCTGAGGCGGGGACTGTGCCAGAACCCCACAGTCTGGCAGAGATCGAGTGAAATCCTGCAGACACCTTGACGAAATCTTCGAAACAGCTCGTTGTTGGAGTCTCGGGATAATTCGTGAAGCGGAATGCCCTCTGGACAACACCATCGAGTGTCCAGTCAATGTACCCAGATCCGATCCAGTCGTGGGTCTTTGGATTCCATGCCCACGTGGTTTCCGTTAGCTTTACAGACAAAAGTCTGTCTGTCGGCACATAGATCTGTCCACTGGCAAACGTATACGCAGAACCTGCTTGTATTCCCTTATACGACGTATCCGTCTTGTCAAGAAGAACACCAAGAGAAGCTCCAGACGGTACAGCATATCTACGTTCGGAGGTCATGACAGCGTTTTGAGTACTTGTTGCCCCAGCAGGGAGCATCATATATGCGATTATTGTCGCATCAGACGGAATGCTCGGTGGCACGGGAGAAGACGACGGGACTCCCTGAGACACACCAATCGTAACGAGATTGTCTCCATCTCCGCTCTGGATGTCATGGGACGTCAGCCAGATAGCGTCTATGCGCGATTGACTGGAAGTGTTCGATTGGACGGAAGGTGTGTTCCCTCCCGAGCAGTACGCTATGGTATAACCGTCAGATTCCCCCTTGCTGCAGATGGCCACACCACTGTCCACAACATAATAAAGAGACGATGTGCCCTTAACACTGAGACCGTCAATGATGCCAGTGTTAACGAAAAGGCTACCGATGATCTTTCTCATCTCTAGTGCTGAAGTTCCGACCCCAGCATTGCTTTGAGGCACTCCCAACGCTACAGACATTTTAACCTCCTAAATGTACGAATCATGAACTACGACTTCGCACGTTCCTACACCATACGCCAAAAAAGACAGGGATAAATCGCTCTTTGGCGGAACAGAAGGGAACCCTCTCTCAGACAGATTCCTTGTTACATCGACTCCGTTTGAAGACGCTGTTCTCTTGCTACAATTCATTATAATAGGCGATCCCCAGTTTACTGGTTCAGAATAAGACAGTTTCTCTCCTGTCTCTTGATTGGTGATCGAAAATCCGTTTGGGAAATTTCCGGACACAGTGATAATCGGATAAGAAACTATGGTGCCACTGTTGTGTGTTGTACATGTATTGTTTACTACGGTTTGCTTACCCCATTTCAAGGGGAAAACAAGAATGGAATCCTCAAATTGCAATCCACCAGATGGGTCTGGCGACGGCTCCATGTAGCCTGAGGAAACCTCTTTAGACAGGCGTACAGGATCCTGACACACCACAGTGACAGAGACCTTAGCGTAGTTCACGTCCCACGATTTGTCAACGTCGAATTTGACGTAACCATCGCAATATGTACAATCCTGTGCATCGTACACATAGATTCTCACAATTTTCTTAGAATAGTAGAGAAGCTTTTTAATGCCGTCTACCACCTCAGTTCTGTCTTTCCCAATAACATAGACCGAGAAAGAAACCGTTCTGGAATTGTACAAAACTCCAGAGTCAACCACTCTGTGAGACCCGTCTCCAGTCGTTCTTTCAGACGAGCTTACCTTTGCAGTCGGATTCGAAAACCACCCTTCAATTCCTTCATCCGTTATGTAAAAATCAGATTGGATAGAAGGATCTCCTTGTATGGCAATGGAGTCGTCTCCGTACTCTAGGATTATTTGTCGAGCTTTATTGGGCATATTGACTCCAATTCAATTCATGCATGACATTTCTGTTGAAAACTGTAGCTGCAGAATCAAAATCTTCGTCTGAACGAACGATTATGTTTTTTACGTTTACAACAGGAGCTTCATTCACGACTGGACGAGGGTCTATAATCGATTTAGACCCATTAGAGGGCAATGTGCCATTGAAGTCTGCAATCTTCAGTTCTGGTACGACTGGGATGGTGTAATCGCCACTGAGTGAGTCTGCAATCTCCCCTCCGATATCGCTCACTCGGTTAAATACGCCTGTAACGCCATTGTTAATACCAGTAAGGAGCGACTTCATGATAGCCTGACCGTTCGGTATCAACAGCTTAAGGTCGTACGGAATCGGTCCCTTAAGGCTGGCAATGGTATCACCAATGCCGCCAACAAAATCGAACACGCCTTGGACGCCACTAGTGATACCGTCGAGAAGACCCTTCATAATCGACTTGCCAGCATCAAGCAGGAGCGTACCGAGGTTTCCGAGGGCATTCAGAATTCGTCCAGGCAGTTCTCGCATGAATCCGAGAACACCATCTATACCAGAGCTCACACCGCTCTTGATGCTCTCCCAAGCACCGCTTAGGAATGAGCTAATGGCATTCCAAGCACCGTTCCATACGCCTTGAATGACCCCAAGGACAGAAGAAATCACACCTTGAACAGCCTGAATTGCTCCGGAAATAACACCCTTGATACCGTTCCAGATGGAGCTTGCAATCTGTTGAAGACCACTCATGACACCATCCCAGTCGCCCTGAATGATGCCAAGAACGACCTGAATGATGCCTTGAATAACGCCCATTACCGTCGAAACAACAGCTTGAATGGCGTTCATGACACCTTGTATGGTACTCTGAATAGATGGCCATACCGTGTTAACAACACCCATGATAAAATTCATGGCATTGACGAGAATAGGCTGAAGCGCGGCCACGACCTGTGTGAGCAGATTGTAAATATTCGTAATTGCGGGCATCATGATTGCAGCAATGTTCGTAACATGCTGAACAATCATCGTGCCGATCTGAATAATGATCGGGATGATGGTGTTCAACACAGGAGTCAGCACTGCAGTGAGCGTAGAACCCACCTGAGAGAAATATCCCACCATAGCGGTCACCATGGGCAGCACGTTAGATGCTATGGTGTCCCCTAGATTCTGGAGCGCAGACACGAACGGAGCGATATTCGACTCAACCGTAGAACCTACATTCATGATAGCTGTCTGGACTGTATCGAATAGACTCGCTACAGAATTAGCTATTGGATTGAGCTGCTCGAACGTGAACCCCATCTTTTGACCGATAAGCTGGATGGCATTCCACATTACGTCTCCTGCAGTGGCTGCTTGACCAGTTTCAGTCTCGAAGTCTGCGATCCAACCTTGCAGCTCAGAGAAAGTGTTTCCAATCTCACCGATAGCGTTCGGTACGGCAGAGATTGCATCTGTTAGACCATTGATCGCTGCTGTGGCTGCAGGCTTAATCAGATCAAGACCCTGAGCAATTAAGTTAACGCATGCGGCTTCAAGGTTTCCGAATGCGCCTTCCCATGTTGTGGTGGCTGTAGCTGCCTCACGTGCAACGTCAGTCAGACCGAGGTTCAAAATAGCGTCATTGAACTCGTCTGCGGTGATTTCTCCAGCTGCCATTGCGTCTCGGAAATTGCCTGTGTAGGCTCCCGCTTCAAGCAGTGCTTGTTGGAGCTTACCAGAAGCTCCTGGGATAGCATCGGACAGCTGGTTCCAGTTCTCGGTAGTGAGCTTGCCCTGACCAGCAGTCTGGGTAAGAACCATACCGACAGATTTATATGTATCGGCGGTACCACCAGCAACTGCGTTCAAGTTGCCAGCAGCTTCGGCCAGCTTTTCGTAGTTCGGGACGCCATTAGAAGCTAGCTGTGCCGTGATGTTTCGAATGTCAGACAGACCGTACACAGTTTCGTCTGCGTACTTCTGTGTAGAGGCGGTGAGCTCTTCGATTTTTGAAGCGTCAACACCTGCGAAGTTCAGAGTCGATGTGAACTTCTGGGTAGAATCAGAAGCCTCAATGGCTTCAGAAGACAAATCACTCAGAGCGCTGATAGCAGTCTGAGCCATGTCTGCAATGATATTACCGAAAGCTGAAGACTTAACCGACTGGAAGAAGGTGGAAAACTTGCCTCCAGCACCTTCAGCAGAATCTCCAAGACCTCCGATGTCGGATTTAGCCTTGGAGGTGGCAGAGCCCAGCCCAGACGCATCGCCAGTGATCTTGACCATCAATGTATCCAGAAGCATGTCTGCCACCTCCTTTCGTTATCGAGAAATCGTTCCGTTTTCCCCGTAGACCTCGTGGAATTTCTTCTTGTCGGGTTTAGGGTCGGAATCTGGATTGTAGAACAGCACTGCTTGGTTGTAGAAGAAGGCTACTTGTGGCAGCGTTAAGCAATCGAGCAGGTAGTCTAGCGTCCAATGATAAACTAGGCAGACCTGAGCGAACATTCTCCCCAGATTTACTTCTTCTTCATCGCTCGACGCTGGGCTCGATTCGGAGTAAAATTTGCAGGCGTCTCGCCGTCTGCAACCTCACTGTTGTCGCCACGGATGCACTCAGCGACAAAATCAAGAATGGCAGAGAACTGAGCATTGGTGACGTTGTCCATCACCCAGTCGAAGTCTGCAGGCTCACCGTTCTGGTCATTGCCGAGAACGTCAAGCAGAGCCTTCATCTCCTTCTCGTATGCCTCATACTTCTTGGACGGGTCGTTCTTAATCTCATCAGAAGTAGCCCACGCACCGATACGGATGAGCTCGGTAGTCTTGCGTGCAGGTACCTGAGAGATGTCGAACTGACGTCCAGCAATCTCAAGAATCTGCTCCTCAGGGACAATTTTGTCCAGATTGAGGTACTTAGCCATAGCCGTTAGCCTTTCTCTTTAAACCAATAAAATTGTTTATAAGTGCGCAAAATCGCGTTTTTAAGACGATTTTCGACGTTAAAACGCGATTTTTGCGCTTAAAACGTTACATCTGGTGATCTTCGATGACGAACAGCTGATCACCAACGGCACGGGAAGTGTCCTCCGTACCCACAAGGGTAATCGGCACGACATCCGTCTCGTCGGCATCGTCAGCTTGGAACTCAATCTCGATGCCAGAGTCTGCAGTAGCCTTGTACACCGTGATGGAGAACTCGCGACCGAGGCTGTCGTAGTTCGTGATACGTGCAACGGCAGCGTCGAGCTGCTGAAGACCGCCAAAGCTCAGGCGCTTATATGCTGCAGGCGTATACTTGTAGGACACCTGGACAACGGAACCATCCGTAATCACAGAGGAGCCGCTCTTACGAGCGATGCAAGTGTAGCCGTCAGAATCGATAGCCACGACATAGTCTGTGTCCTCGACAGCAGCAGAGCCACCCTTCTTCTTGACAGAATCAATGGTGACCGCCCTGCCATCACCCATACGATGATCCAGTCGAATGAACGTGGTACCCTTGAGTGTGTGCTCCTCATTGGTGACCGTCTGCTGAGAACCTGCAACGGTCTCGAGCTTGCTTACGCCACCCATATAAACTGCAAGCGTGTCGAGGTTAATCTCCATGAGGTTCGCCTCGACCTTAGCAGTCTGGGTGCCAGCACGCTCAAGAATAACACCAGCATTATCGCTAGTAATGGTGACCTTGTCTCCAAGTTCGTGGGTGAAGTGGACGCCAGTGAGCGCACCGACGTCTACCAGGCTATCTAGAGACTTACCAATCTCCAGTCGACCAGAGCCAAAGCGGATAGTCTCGGGATGCTGGACTGTAGTCTGAGCCATGGTTGCACCATCCTTTCTAGTAGAACGTGACCCTGAAGGTCATAGGGGAATACGGAGTTTTGACCTCAGTATCCCATTCTGTGGACGAATTGACGTATTCGATGTAGCGAATACGATCTTTCTTGTATCTGTGGAGCAGCTCTTTGAGTACGCCACAGGTGCTCTGGAGCTCAGACTGGGTGCTTGCGACAACCGTGAGCTGCCAGCTGGAACGAGAAATCGGAGCTGCATCTGCCTCAATGTCATCAACGAGCGAATAGTGAATGGCGGGAAGATCTGGCGAATTCGGCTCGTATGAGGTAGTATCTGGCAGCTCGCCAGGATACACACGTGACCCCACCTTAGAAGCCATCTTAGCGTCGCTAATGATGATGCTCCTGAGAAGCTCTCCAACGTCAAACTGTGTAGCTGTCGCCATGTCAGCCATTTATGCTCCTTGACTGGCAATCATCTGCTGCATTGCCCTCTGAACTTGATTCTGAATGCGCTGCTGGTTCTCAGTCAGTGCAGGCTGGAGATATGGACGACCCTTCATCCTAGCAGTCCCCTGCTCAACGTACTTTGCGTACTTGACGTCCGTACCAACGAGCACGCCACTGTCAGATTCAGGTTCCATGTGGATTGAACGGGAAAGCGTACCCGTCTTCTTTGGTACTCGACGCTTGGCAGAGTTGACAACGGTATTCGCTCCAGCCATCAAAGCCTTCAACTCAGTCGGCATTGCCTGTTCACCGATGTAAGTGAACTTGGAAAGCACCTGAGCCATCTTGCCAGAGTCAAGATATACGCTTACTCCAGGCGTGTTCTTAGCCATTAATACCACCTACTTACAGGTATCTCGCTGACGTCGGCTGACTGGTTAGGAGTGCGCTCCTGAACGATATACGGTTCACTGTCCATATGATCAATGACCGCCTTCCAGCCGACTTTAATCTCTGGGTGGGCATCTGCGATCAGGATGCGGACGTGTCCTTCCTCCGAACCGTAGCTCGACTGAGTATTGCTCGTCTTAGCCAAGTTTCGATTGCCCACTGCACAGGGGATATCGGTCAGAGTCTCCACTTCCTCGAACTTGCCGAGGACTTGACCAGTAGAGTCTTGCTCTTTAGTCGGCTTGTAGAACGTGACTGTATGGTCAAAATAGCCTTTCAGCATATCCTGCCAGCCATTGCCTAGGAGCTTCATACGAGAGCCTCCCACCACGGACGCCAATGCGTAGGCAACTGGGGAGTAACCACATTAGCTACGCCGCACACAATGGCGTTAGCTGCGTCTGCATCTGCCTTGGCACGGAGAGCGACTGCGGAAGCTCGAATTGCCTCCGCAGTCGCTTGTCCATTCGTGGTAACATCCAGAATAGTCAGCACCTTGAGCGTGTACGCTGTATTGGCGGCAATGACATCGAGCGCATCGGCGGCAGCATAGTAAACGTTGCCGTTGCTCAGCTCAAGGAACGACTCCATCTCATCGTCAGAGAAGATATAATCGTCAGTAGCCTTGTCTCCCGTGAGAAGCCGAACCAGCTTCACTTTGTCAGCGTACTGTCCCATGGTACCCCCTTATGCGCCCTCAGACTTGAGAGCGCACTTCGGATCGATGACCGTACCTCCCATGACGTGACGCACCTTGTAGCCGAGGGCATCGTGGTCGAAGTCGCCAGCCATAGCGCCAGCAGAAGCGCCACCGACAGACATGGCATTCGGAGACTTCATGAACAGCTCAGGAGAGCGGTGACCACGGAGGAATGCAAACTCAACGGCACCACGAGCAGCAGACGGGTCTGCGAGCAGGTAGTAAGCGTCGGAGCCATGCGTCTTATCGAGGACAGGGAGGTAGTGGTTGACGACGAGCTTAAGCTTGCCCTTCAGCCAGTTGTTCGTACGCATCTGGAAGGACTCCTGACCACCGTCCCATGCAAGGAACTCGGAAGCATTGAGGATGTTGTTCGCAGTGACCTCAAGCGCAGGAGGAACCATGAGGATGGCAGGACCGACCATGATGGGCTCGTCATCGTCGTCCACCTTAGCGGTGAACTTCTCGATGGCCTTCTGGAGATTCTGAACCGTGAGCGGATTGGACGACATGAGGTTGTCGTTCTCAGAAGAGAAGAACGTGTCGTTCATGAGAAGCTTGGTAGCCTCTCGCTCCTCGGTACGACGAGCAGCCTTGCCAAAACGCGTAGGCTGGTCGGTAAGGAGGGACAGATCGTCGTCGATCATAGCCTCCCAGGAGATGTCGAAACGAGCACCAAACTTCTTCACAGAGAACTGGAGCTCAGACTCGTGACGACCGACAGACTTGTACTCGCCCAGCTCGTCAACAGTCTTAAGTGCAGCCTCGCCACCGTCCATAGCATAACGCTTGGCAGGACGGAAGTCGGCTACCTCAGAGACCTTAGCCCACTGGGTGTAAGTCTGGGGAGCCTCAGCGTAGGAAGCGAGAATCTGACGGTCAAGAAGGTCACCGAAATAAATCGGGAAGTCGCTGGTGGTCAGTGCCTCCTGGAAGCGATACATATCCAGCTTGCTACCACGCTGAACAAGGTTAGCAACAAGATTCGCAGCCTCAGCCAGATTCTTGTTGTACTGCGGATTGTTGCGAGGGGTGATTCGCACACCCTCGCCACCAAAGAGCTTATCTGCAGTCGCAGCCTCTGCGTTGATAGACTCTACAAGCTCAAGAAATTCAGCCATTATTCACACCTTTCTTTACGCAGCAGGGTTGGCAGCGCCATAGGCGAGACCGAGGCAAAGCAGCACAGGAACAACGATGTCCGTGCTGGAATACGTGACAGCCTCAAGCGCAAAACCAACAGGGACAGCCTTAGAGCCGCCCTTAGGGGTAGTAAAAACAACGCCGCCAGCCTCAGTGGTTGCCTTCAGCGTCAGGTTCCACACACCCTTCGTAGCGATGGTCGTGTAGTAGTTGGTACCGTCGTCGGTCTTGGCATCGGTAAGGGCAATGCCGATAACATCGCCGACCTGAACGAGTTCGCCGCTCTTAACGTCACTGGTGACAGGGAGCGTCAGGTTCTCGCCGACCTGAACAAAGTTCTTAGCCATTCGTTTCCTCCTTAGCGGCCATTAGCGGCAATCTTAGCCGCGCTCTCGGACAGACCCATAGCCTTGAAGGCATCGGTAAGGTCGACAGCCTCTGCAAGGTCATCGTCGTTCTCGTGACCCTTGGAGCCCATGCCAGTAACGTTAATGCCACCAGACAGCTTGCTGATATACTCAGCCTCAGCCTTGATAGCCTCCTGGACAGACTGCTTTACCTTGTCCTTGTCGAGCTTCTTCTTGTCGTCCTCATCCTTAGTCGCCATGAACTTACCAGCCTCCTGCTGGATACGCTCCTTGGTGACCTCAGGCAGGTCGCTCTCCTTCAGCTCTGCAGCGACGATTGCACCGCACTCAGTAAGCATATGTGCCTCGTTGAGGCGTGCAAGCTCCTGGGTGAGGGTATCAATCTGACCCTGAGCCTCGGAAAGCTGCGTGTTCAGACCATTGATGGTGTTGTCTCGCTCACCAATGGCGTTGAGAGCTTCCTCAAGATTCATAGATTCCTCCTCATTTACGTTTTCAAGTGCGTTGTATGGGCTTCGTGCAGCCTCAGCAAACTGAGCCAGAACCTTGCCACCAGCTCCAGCACGAGTCACAAAGTCAACAGACTGGACGAGATTAATCTCTTCCACCAGGAGACCTGCGCGACCCTCAGCTTCACCCTCGTGAACCTTGCCACCAGCGCGAATAGACACGCCAATGTATGGTCCGATCTCGTTCAGAGCCTCACGGAAAGGTTCGAACACGGTAGCATCACCGTAGATGCCAGCACCATTCGCATTGGTCTTCTCATAACGTACGTTCGTGAGCACGCCTGCGAGGTCTCGAAGGTCTCGCTCAGGACGCTCGTAGTTGTCAGAGGACTTTGGGTGGTTCCAGAACATCTGCGCACCCTCAAAAAGTTGTGCAGAAGCTGCAAGAACAGTCTCGGAATAGTAGCCAGAAGAACCCCAACCAGGCTGAATGACCTTGACAGGGTACTTGCCTACGGCTTTGTTTGCTTCGGTGAGCAGTGAGCCCAAGAATGTGATGTTATCCATGTTCACCTCCCGTCAAGCCACACATTCTTACAAAGAAACGTGCTGCGAGTGCTTTTCCATGCATGCGCAGCACGTTCTTGAAGAATTATCTCTCTAGTAACAAGGAGGGAGAGCTAAGTTCCATCTGGAATAGTGAGCTTTAACTGCTCTAAGGCTCAAATGTAATGCCATTATCACCTGTGTATGGCGTGGTATGGTCGACCTTGGCACTCCAAAAATTGTCGGGAATGCCGTCTGGAAATGCCTTGCAGTACGGTTTGGCGTCTGAAGTGAAACCTAGAAGGTGCTTACACATGAGGCACATAGGTTGCTTTGCCCTGATGGGCTCATCGACACTATGACCTGGTCCAGGTGAATCCTCGTAATGAAAAAAGTCTGCCATCGTTTCTCCTAAGGTATAAGCTCGAGCCAGAAGTCTTTCCCACCCCACTCATTGTCTTCAATATGATGCACTTTGAACTTCGAGTCTGGGGCGATGAGATATTCCCACTCTCCTGGGTTTTTAGACTCACCATCTACATATATTCCACATCCCTTGTTTGGTGGGACATAAATGTGTGCCGTGTTATCTCTGCGGAAACCTGTACTTTTCACAGAGGTCGATACGAACTCATGAATCTGTTTGATCTCGCCTTCTTCCCACGAATCCCAAAAATCTCCGTCGAATCCTCGGTTCACAACAATTGGATGGGATGTGACTCCATATTTTTTAATCGCTTTTTCTGCGTTTTCGACGTTAATCTTGACTTTTCTGTCTGAGAACAGGCTGTTTACTTTACGGCCTTTTCTGAGATACTCGTTCATTTGTAGATAGTAAGATCCTGTGTATGTATGGATCGAGTCCTTCATAGGTTTAGGCATGGAAGAGAATGATCTCTTTTTGTCACGGAGCAGTTTGACTACTTCTGGGATATTCTCTCCTGCACGGCTTGCAAACTCAGATACATCGCCTTTTTCGAATGCATCCATTGCTATGTAGTAATCTTTAGGTCTCAATAAATTAATCTTCTCTTCTACACCTCTCAAATCCCAGACATCCCACTTAGGAACGCCAGACTCATCGGCACGTTTGGAAGCCGCTTTCCCAGTCTTTGTTTTCTTGCTTGGAGCCACCTGTTGCACCTGAGAAGAGACAGTCTTGCTCGGTGAACTCTTCGTAATGTTGACAGCACTGTTGGTGTACTGCTTACCGTACAGAGCCTCGATTGGCTTGCCCAGCATGTCTTCTTCAAGGATGTCCTGGAGGAAGTCACATCGGCATCCTGGGAAGCGAGGCGGATGCATGTGCCCACTGGGGAACTCTTTATTAATCGGTATCCAGCCGACACGCTCGTTCTCCTTGCAGCCGTCAGACACACGGTCGTCCTCAAGTGTCTGCCACGCCTTCATCATCTTAACGCCATTGTCCTGGAGGTAGTTGCCGACCTGAGCATTCCCCTCGCAGTAGGCATTCGCCAGCTCCGTAACAGCGACCAGCACGGCACGATTCGACACATGCTTCTGGGGCATGGGGACTGCGAATTCCTCGAACTTGTTTTTGATCTCTTTAGCTATGTCGTTGTAAGACGCACCAGACTTGACACCATCAGAGACGATACGCGCAATCTCCTTACGAGTGGTGTCGTTAATCTGCGTTACAGCCTCTGCAGCATGTTTCTTAGCGTACTCTTGTGCCCTGAGGTTAGGAAGCGACACCCATCCAGACTTGTCAGCCTTAACGGACGTCGTGCCAGCGCTAGAACCAGTCTTCTGCGATGAAGCCTTCGGAGCGTTAAGGTTGTAAGCAGATTTGGCATTCGAATACGGGAGACCGTCTCCTCCCTGCTTCGTAGTCTTAATGGAAGTCTTACCGAAATCTTTGGCGTAGCTTTTCGTGGCGTTCGAGTCTATCTCGCCATCTTTAAAAGGCGTACCGACACCATTTGTGGGGGAGAATTTGTTGTATGATGAACCATCATAAGCGACGTATTTGGTCTTACCGTCGTCGCTTCTGTATGCGCCAATTTGCCAATTGTCACCAAACGTACCTAGGAATACGATGCTGCTCTCCTGAAGAGAGGCACCATCGGGTGCACTGGCGGATTCAGATGAAGTTGACGACTTCGACAGGGATGAGAAGAACCATCCAGTGCACCCTAGGTCTCGGCATTGCTCTACGGCGCCTGCAAGCCACACTCGATAGATGTAATTCTCGATTACACGCTGCAATTCAGCAGAGTGTCGCTTGACCTCGACCCTTATTATCGCGCTATATTTGTTCTTTAGGTCACGGGAATCGCGAGGTTTTTCTGCTTCAATGATTTCATCGCCCTCAGGCAGTCGTTCCTCAATACCCTTCCACGTAGCCCAGAACACTGCTGCAACGTCAAGAGCCATAGCAGAAGCCCACGGCTGAATGATGGCATTGTGCTTCTTGATAGCTAATGCATTGCGATACTTGGCTATGGTGCCGTAGGGTTCTGCCATTAGTGGTGCCTCCATTCGAATTTCTGCTCATCGACGATTCTCTTTGCGACCTCCTCAGGGTCTCGGAACAAATCTATAACGACAAACGGAATAAAAGCAATTACCAGGATAAGAATCAACACGAAAGACTCTGCGTCCATTAGATACCCTTCTCCCTAAGCTCAGCTACCATGTTGTCGAGCAGCTGAATGTACGACTCTTCGACCTCGCCAGCAGCCTTGTCTGCCTTATCCTCAGGAGTCTTGGCATTCTTGACATCGTCGCCATTCTTCTTGGCATTGTCAATTGCCCCTGCAGCCTTAGCTGCCTGAGCTGCCTGCTGGTCTGCAGCAGACTGCTGCCCCATAGCAATCTCGAGAGCCTTCTGCTGCTTCTCCTCTTCGACCTCGTCCCAACTCTTCGGCTCATCGGGGAACAGCTTATCCACAATGTCCGTGTCCTCACCGAGCGCAGTGAGTAGCTGGGTAGTAGCAGTCTTGAGATCGATGGTGTTGGCAGGTGTCTGCCCAGACAGGGTCACGCTCTTCACGATGGCGTCAATACGCTCGTTGATATCCTCCTGGAGGATAGGCGGGAACTTGACATCGAACGTACGGTCAAGCTCTCCCGTGTCAACATATGACTCACCATAGTCGTTGAACGAGCGGACACCCTTGAGCTTACCACCAGGCTTCAGCGCAGACTGGTCGATGACGTAGTCCAGCACCGTGCTGAAGATGTCCGTCCACAGCTCCTGACGCTCCTGGAACATGAGGAGCATCGGCTGCTCCATTGCCTTGGCAGTAGCGAGATTGCCAGTGCTTGGGTCTCCGAAGTAGTGCTCGTAGATACCAGTCGCAGCGCACACCATCAGCAGAGCACGACGACCATCGTCCACAGCCACAGTAGCACCGCTCTTCGGCATGGGCGTAAGGTCGAAATTGTCTGAGGACATCCACACCTGAGCCGCTTGCCCAGGCAGGTCACCATTCATAGGGTTAGAACCACCGTTAATGGCTCCTTCGAGCACCTGCTTGGCTTGCCCCATGCCCGTTGCACCAGACTTGCTCGTAGCCTTCCATGCGAACTTGGACAGGCTCTTGACAATGGTGTACCAATCTTCAAGGAATTCCTTGTACGCTTTAGCCCAGTCGATGGCTGCGTAGATTTCAGACACACCGTATTCCATGTCGGACAGACAATTCGTCTTCACATGGTACACGGGATTCATAGCCATGACCTCGATGCCGTTGAAGTACCGAGGAAGACCGCCCTGAGGCATGTAGTTGATGTCTGGGTACATTGCCTGTCGGGTCTCGTACTTCTGCGAGCCTGCCTCCTTAGGCTGCTGCCACTGACGGAAATAGTACCACGGCTCTTTACTATCCTCGGGATTGCAGATGATGCGGGTGATCTCGTTCATCGGAATGGTGCGCACACGAGTGGCTCCGTTGAGCGGGTCTGTGAAGAATGTGAAGAACAGATTCGCAGTCACCTGAAGCTCGGTCTCCTTGACCAGCATAGCCTGTTCGCCTGTGAGCTCAGCCTTGTTTTTGGAGTCATCCATGAACTCATCAATGACAGACTGGACATCCTCGTCTGCAGCCACCACGTCGACACCCTGACCGAACACGTAGTTCGCTTGAGTGGCTACGGCTCGCTTGACCAGAGGGTTCTTCAACCAATACACCCTAGCCATAGCGGCAATCTTGTCGATGGACGCCTTGGTGAACTGACGATTCAGCGTAGAGTCGCCGATACGCTCGTAGCCCACGTCATCCAGAGCCAGCTCCAGCTCAGCGATACGCTCCTGCAGCAGCTCGTTGTTGCTATGCTCAGTGAAAGCTATGTTGCCGTACAGCTCAACAGCCTCACTAAGATTGTTAAGCTGTCCACCGCTCAGCCCATTGGCGATCTTCAGGAGCGGATGATTCTTGTCCATTGCCATTCAGATACCTCCTACACTGGTGAGATGATGTTTGGTACGTCGAGCTCGACCAGTGAAGCACCAGTCCTACGGCTGGCGAGCTCCTGAGTGAGAATAGCAGCATAGGATGCCGTGTCGACTTGGTCGTCATGGGCACCCATGGGGAAGCCGACGAGCTCATCCTCATAGTCCCCCAGCCATGCAGCGCCCATACGATGAAACACCTTGTGGCTCTCGTAGCGAGCACCCATGGGGATAGCCTTGGTGACCTTGTCCTTGGTAGCGTTCAGCTCCATCACGGGCACACCAGCGTTGCGTAGCATCTGGAAGACGGGACGACCAACACCGTTGACCTCGATGCCCATGCACGTGGGCATGTAGCGTCTGTACTGGTCGAGCAGGAGCCTAGGCTGCTCAGCACCTTCCATCTGCGCTCTGAACACATCCCAAAGAAGCAGGTCGTTCTTCGGAGTGACAATCCATGTACTGCACACGAACCAGTCTGCTGTGGTCTTGGCAGAGGCTGTCGGATCGACGGTCTGGAAGTGCCAGCATTGCTCAGGCACGAATCGCTCATCACCTGTGTCCCTGTGAAGTACGTACGTATGATCGATAAGCTCCCAATACCTGAAATCCTTCCTACGGAACATTGTACCGTCGGGAGGACTAGGATGCTGCTGGTACATGGCATTGAACATGTAGCTGCCCATGGCGATGCGCGTACGATTCAGCGACACCTCATCGTACATCTCTGGCCACAGTGCCTCTCCGTCAGAACGACCGAGCTGATCGGTACCCTCTGCCAGAGCGGGAAGGCTCAGCACCTTCCACTTGTCAGCACCCTTCTCCATATCTGCCAACAGACGTCCTGCAAGGTCGTCCTGGTGCCAACGAGTCATAACGACAATCACGGCACCGCCTGGAGCCAGACGAGTGCGCAGCGTAGTCTGGTACCAGTTGTAGGCAGAGCGCCTCACGGTCTCGGAGCTAGCCTCTTCATAGTTCTTAATCGGGTCGTCAATGATGGCGATGTGAGCACCCTTACCAGTGATAGCGCCACCAACACCCGCTGCAACAATGCCATTGTCATGGCTCCCTTCGAGTCCCCATCGGTCTGCACGAGCAGCATCCTCTGCGAGCTTGACTCCGAACAGCTCCTCGCTGTCCCTCATCTTGTTCCTCGTCATACGACCGAACTCCTGAGCGAGGTCTGCCGAGTAGGACGTGAGCATCCAAGTCATCCATGGGTTGTTGCCCATTCCCCACACAGGGAACTCCTGGGAGACGAGACGGGACTTGCCATGTCGAGGCGGCATGAAGATCATAACACGTAGATTATCACTCTCCGACTCCTTCATGCGCCCCTCGTGAATGGCGACTACGTCATTGATGGTCGCTTCGAGCTGAGCTGCGATGAGTCTGTGGTGGCGTCCGATCTTGTAGCCCTCGTCCATGTACAGTGTGTAGTCGAGGAGGTGGCGACGTGCGAGCTCCTGTCGGATGCATTCGAGCTGACCGAGCATGTTAGGCACATCTTTGATGTCGAGCGGTTGAGTCTTGTCTCCCTCGGACACCTGGGTAGGAAGACCTTCGGGAGCTTTTGTCCCGACATGGGATACGACCTTGTTACGTCTAGGCATCTTCCACCACCTCAGCAGCCACAGGTAAAGCAGGAAGTGCCGCATCATCCACATGATCTCCCACGGTCACTTCCACAGCTTGTGCAATTTCTTTCACCTTGGCACGTAATTGTTCATCTGTTAGGGCTTTCACGTCTACCTGCCAATTCACGTCCAGCTTGTGCTTGGTCTCGACGGAAATCTCCATTACCCGCTTGGCATTCCACACATCTGGCATACGGCATTCGAGGTATCGAATCATGGCTGAGACGTTGCCGTTGATAGCAGCGGAGAACAGAGCATTCTCAACCAATGAGCATGCGAAGATGCGAGCCTCTTCCAGGTCGCACCAGAACTTGGCATACTTGCCTTCTTGTCCTCGTGCCATTTCTTCCTTGCCACGACGACGCCACTCTGTGATTGTACGAGGATTCAGTCCCACACGAGCGGAAGCAGTTGTGAACGTGTAGCCTTGTCGAACGAGCGCGACGATCTGCTCTGCCTTCTCGTCGAACTTATGGTAGCCGCCTTTAGCTGCTGCTTCCTCAATGTTAGTATGGACGGCACAATATTTGCCGTCCACCGTTGCACCCTTTGCACATTGCTTTCCTGTTCGAGGGTTGTGTCCTTGACAACGAGGAGTCCCCCAATAAGTCCAATGCTCAGGGTCTTCAATATGCTTAGGATGTGGGTTATTTTTGGAATACTTAGGCTTTGACTTCTTAGATCCAGAGACCTTCTTCGAAGCCTTAGTCTTCCCATTCCCCCTGTTAGTCGTCATTATCACCACATTCCCATTATTTAAATATATACTCCTTATTTATTATCGCTCTTTTTCTTATAGATTACCCTATCAATTCCATTATATTTTCTTATACATTAACACATTTTCTTGTTTTACCACATTAACGACATCTCTCGAAAATATTTTTATTATTCTCAAGATTCCCGATGAAAGTTGAACAATTTCGAGCGATAATAGTGTTGCAGGGAATTGACAACGACTTCGAAAGGACACTGCAATGACCACCATGACCAACTTTTCCGCTATCGCTGAGCGCATTGGTAAGACCACTTCTGAGAAGAAGGCTGTTGAAGCTATGGCGAATGCTCTTGGCTCCGTTGAGAACGCCATCGCTGACGGCGACACCCACTACGATGGTCACTGCTTCATCGACGATGCCGAGCAGTACGCTTCTGAGGGTCTCGATTCGCTCGACAAGCGCACCCTCAACCACATTTCCGACGAGCGCATCAACGAGCTCGTCCACGAGGTCGCCCTCACCTTCGATTACCTCGAAGAGTACAACGAGCCCACCACTTCACCTGAGGCTAACAACGACAAGGAGAACGCCATGACCGCGCCCCAGACTTCCGCATTCATTCCCTCCTCTGCCACTTCCATGTCCTTCGAAGACTTCATCGATGGCATGTATATGTTCGCTAGCAAGTGGGTCGGAGAGATCGCCGTTGACCGTGTAGCTATCCGCGTTGAGTCTCTCTACAACGACATCACGTTCCGCACGATGGTGTTCGAGTATCGTCAGGCTGTGCTCGCTCGTGATGACCACAAGAAGCGCATGTTCCGCTCGATGGTGACTGGTGACATTGTCTGCACCGCTGACGACTGGGACAACGACCTCTACTCTTCCAAGGTGAAGGCATACGGCGATGTGCTCTACGATATGCTCGTTCGCCTCCCCAGGAATGCCGAGGATGAGCGCGAATCCCTCAAAAAGTTCTGCGAGTAGAATCTGTTGGCTGGGTGGGATAACGACCTGCCCAGCCTTTTTCTCAAAATATTTTCAAGATTTTCCGTATTCCCAATAATAGTTCAACTATTTAGAGGGATAATAACGTTGTCAGGGAACTACGACCGAAAGGTGACGACGATGAAGAACTCAGCTCTTGACTGGATCGACGACGAGGGATATTGCGAGTATCCGACTGCTCGTGTGAATGGCTTTGCGATCGTTATGTGCTGCGATGACGACGACAGCCTCGCAATTCAGGTCTTCGACGAGGAAGACGACCATGCCATCGAGTGTGGAGAGATCTACCAGCAGCTAAGCGAATTCGACTCTTTCGACGATATGCAGCTCGCTGCCGAGTACCTCGCATTCACCCTTTGCCACGTACGCTAACGACCATTCCGACATCAATCGCTGCATCATCAAGTTCTAAGGAGAGATCATGGCACACATCCCTGAGGCAGACCGCGCTCGCATCTACGAACTCGCAGACGAGTTCAGAGTTCACCCTTCCATCGTCCGCTCGTTGTACGACGTGATGCCGAACGAGCTTTACGATGGCATCGTCACCGCGCTGGAGGATATGACAGACGACCAAGACTACGAGGAGCTGTTCGATGAGTAGGCGCTTTTACCGTTTGACGTTCCACAGGAACGGTAGGCTTTATCTTCTTCAGATTTACAAGAACGAGATGAACGCTCGAAAAGCCTATCTGAAGCTTCGAATGGAAAGAAAGTCCGATTCTAAGCGTCTGGATGAGGTGTTTTGGGACTCGTGCATTAATAGTTGGCAGTACGTTCAAACGCTAAACCGCACAGACGGCAATTCACATGATTCAAACCAATTCTAACGTGAGCACATAGAAACACCGCAGCACTTGTATGAGTCTGCGGTGTTTCTCTTGTTAAATACGATTCTAAGGCTCCGAAATATTTTCAGAATCAAAGCTCAATCAGTCCATTGGCTCCAGCATCATCAAGTATGAATCTTGCGAGGTGTTTGGCAGCATCTTTGGCGTGAACACCCTTACCTAGGTCACACCAAGGCACGGTCTTCATCTGAGACGCTGTATGCCACACGACTTCACATCCGTTCCGCTCAGCCACTGCAGCACAACCACCAACCAACTCCATAGTCATCGTGGCTTCACGACCCATCGTGACTCCAATGCGAGGAGTATGCTTCTCGATTACGACCACCTGAATGGATGGACCAGCATTGCGCAGAAACTCTTCCATCCACTTAATGGTCTGGTCGTGAGGCACCATTGAGTATCCGACGTTCACGGCATTCTTGTAGCTCCAGGCACAGCCTGTTGTGCCTCCTGGGTCAAGGGCTAGCACACCCCTATGCGGACGTCTAAGAACACGTTGGAACACGCTCACTCCAGTCGACTCTTTATTCTTGGAGGGCTTTTGCATCAACGACATCTGCATCTTCCTTCGGTTTGAAAGTCCACGATCCTACGCACCCATCGTTTTCGTCGTATGCTTCTATAAGGCGTGGACGTTCTGGACCAATAGCTGTAAACAAAGCTACGACAGCCACTTCACAATTCGATCTATTGAGTGGTCGGAGAAACGTCAAGTTTTGAGTCTCCTGATTTTTATAGACGATCAGCAGCCTAATGGCTTTTTTCTTGTTCTGTTTCTTTCCCATTAAATGAGTCCACCACCAATCGCAGTCAGTATCAGCCCTGAAAAAGTCAAAATGACTCCAGCCTTATACGTATATTCTGGATCGCCATTCAGCTTTTCGGAAGAGCAGGCAATAAGAGCGATAAAACCGATAATCACGAATACCATCCCGCAAACAGATATGACGTTCATTGCTTCTCCTCCTCAGCTATGTGTTCCCACTTACGTTTAGCATAATCCTCGCCAGACATCTCAACGTCAAGCATAATGGCCTCAATAACATCCTCTACTGGCATGCAACGGCTAGCAAGACGAGAGCTCAGGACGACGCACCAGTCTGGTACATTGCTACGCTTCTTGCCCATTCTAATGCGCCTCATTTCGGATACAGATAAGTGCCTCGACCATTTCAGGCTTATTCAGACGAGCGATGTCGTCCTCGTCAAGGTCAATGGCGAGAGCTATGAGCTCACTCTTCTTCATACGCCTGAGCTTGTTATCGGACAAATGAAGAAGGTCATCCATAGCCACGTCGCGAGGAGAAGGCGCCTTGTCCAGAACCTCAGGAATACGCATCTGCTCCTGGAGAGAACCATCGCCTGTAGCATACAGAGACCATGCAGCTCCGCATTCATCGCACACCACATCCACACAACGACCAGTAGACGTGATGTTCCCAAAACTCGTCCGAGCATGCTCGCCACTGCCACAGACAGGACATACGCTTTCCGTGACGAGCTTGTATTCCTCGTCAGTCATTTCTCTGAGTCGAATAGTCTTCATTAGCCATCGACCTCGCTTGCAGACTCGCCTGTGGAGCCGTACCCGCCACGAGAAGCGCAGCCCATGTCGTCTGTTTCGATCACGTGGATTTCAGGCATCATAGGCTGAATGCGGAACTGAGCTATACGCGTACCTGCTGGGATGAAGGTGTCTCGAACAGCATATGCCACGAATCCCCAGACGTCGTCGTTGCCACAGTACTCGTTCTCGATGATCCCTATGGAATTCGCCATCAGAATACCGTGCTTCAGACAAGTAGACGAGCGAGGAGCGATGATCCCCTCGAATCCTTCTGGCATCTTGACATTGATACCAAACGGGATGATTTGCACGTCACCATGCTTCATAGAAACATCCTCGCTGCAAGCCAGATCGATCCAAGCACCATGGCGCTCAAGCTTGCTAGCGCCATCCATATAACGTACAATTACGTCTTCCATTATCACTCCTTAACGAAAAATGGACGAGCCTCCGAGGAGACTCGTCCGTTAACAGACAGAGAGGTTTACTTGCAGTCCTCGAAATCATCCTCGCAACCATGGCAGTCGCCACAATTGCCAGACAGGAAGTCCGTGAACTGCTCAAGGTGACGGAGGAAACTCTCACGCTTCTCGTCATCCTTGCGCCACAGATCGAGCTTCTTCTTGGTCACCTCGTCAATCTCGCTGAGCGACAGGAACTGGTCGTTGTCGTCAGAGTTGCACTCCTTCAGAGCGCTGCGGAGAGCATCGTGCATGTCGAGGAGGAGGTTGAGCTGGAACTCAGTAGGGATGTCGAAGCCATCCATCAGTCGGGCGATTGCCTCCATGCAGTCGTAGTAGCGACCACGATCGAGGTTCATAATGTTGTCAATACGGTGCTGCTTGATCTCGTTCTTCATGATTGATTCCTTTCTATCGATTCCACTTCTTCTGGAGAGGGCACGGACGGTCGAGCACAGACTCGAATTTGCAGCGGTGCTCATGCTCACATACAGGCTGCAGATAGTCTGCGAAATCATCGCCCCATACGCGCCTCACTTCCTCTTTCATCTGGCGGATTACCTCACGCCATTCGCCCTGTGCCTGGAGGCAAAGCCTATCGCCAGCCAGACCGACAAGAGCACGATAGTTGGTGCCAATGCCAATGCGAGTAACAACATTCGTAGGCAGAACGCCACGAGCATCCTGAGTCTCGACACCTGCATCGATGAGCTTATGATATGCATCCTCAACACTCTTCATCGTGTCGTTCCAGAGAGCCTTCTGCTCATCTGTCTTCACGGACGGACCGCAAATCACATCCATGTCTTCGACTTTGGTGAATCGCATTGACTCCTGGGAGTAACTGAACCCGACACGATGGCGAACTGCCTGATGCGTGAATGCACGAGACACTCCATCCACCTGAAACACGAGCGTAATCCACTCGAACACGCCATTAAGCGCAGTCTTCTGCATCTCAGCGAAAATCTCGTCTGCCTCGGCATCGGAGACATCGTCGAGCGAATGACGCATGTCTCCTCGCATGTTCAAGACTCCTGCAGCAATCACCTTCTTTGGCTGCGGAGTTGCAGATATGCAACTTACCTTTACCATTTCTCATCCCTTCTGATAAGCTCCTGGAGAGCATACTTACCCTCCAGGAGCATGCCGTTAACTACGAATTCCAGCGCTTGACGATTCCGTCTGTCACGTTGTCTGCAATCTGACCGTGACCCTTAGCATTGGGGTGAGTCTTCTTGTACTCAACGATCGCCTCGGTGCATTCCTTGTGAAATCCAAGGTACGGCATGTCAGACTCAGGATCGTCGGGCGTTTGAGACTCACGATAGAGAACCAGCTCGTCTCCATCGTAGTAACTAAAAACATATCGGCTCATTTTTCACCTCCTGTCTTGTCGTCAGGAGACATTATGCGCCATGATCTGGCTATTTTTCACCAGAATTTTCAATTTGTGGAATATTTTCGCCACCGAGCTGAGAAGGAAGGTCGTCCTGATCATTGTCATCTGGCACTGAGTGGGCGATGAGCTGACCGTCTTCAGTCAGATAGGCAGACTCAGTCATGATCCTGCCACCGCATGAAGCACACAGAGACAACATTGGTGCAGGACGAGATATAGACACGGGAGTGCTGAGTCCGTTCTTAAGCACTCGCAGCTTCTGACAACCAGACACTGCGTACTTCAGAATTCCAGCGCCCTTGGTTAGATCAGCCCCACAGTGAGGACACTCAAGTGGATACACGTTCCTCCGAACACCGTTGACATCATTCATCGTTTTCTCCTCCCACGACGATCAGCTTCTTAGCGAAAAGCGTATCGTCGTTACCGCTGTTTTTGCTTGCTCTACAGAAGAACGAATTTCCGCTCTTCAGCTGATTGCCGCACTCTTCGAGGATGTCCCCTCCAATGTAAACGCCGATCACACCTGTCGAATCGTTGAGCTGAATTACAGCAGACTTCTTGCCGTCATGATTCTTCTTCTTGACAGACGTGATTACACCACGTACATAAACAGAGCCTGACTTGCCTTGCAGCGAATCGATATTCGTCCACGGGATTTCCTTGTATCCTGCGATGCGGTCAAGATGAGCCAGAGCCTGATGGTTAACAGGGAGCGGATACCGATTGCGCCACGTCAAATAGTCTTCATCCCATGGGCGATTAGCAGCACCTAGCAGTCCCAACACCTGAATGGATTCCTGCACACGCTTGTTCACGACACGACGAGTCACACGATTATACAGATCATCAAAGTCTGCATACGGTCTGTGTTCAAGGATATCGTCTACAGCTTTGTCGCCCATGCCCTTGATATGCGTTAGACCGAGCTTAATGGCTTTTACGCCGTGTTTGTTCGTGACAATACGGCTTTCACGTCCACTGTGATTGATGTCTGGCAAAAACACTTTTACGCCATGCTGAATGGCATCTGTAAGCGCAGAACGAAACTTGTCATCCTCATGCTCGCAGTTCATCAGAGCACAATACCACTCGACTGGGTGGTAATGCTTGAGCCACATGCACCAGTATCCAATCTGAGTATACTGGAATGCGTGGGACTTGTTGAATGCATACGAACCAAAGTGCACCATCTCTTGGAACAGATTACGGGCATCGTACTCGCTCATGCCATGGGAAGTGGCACCTTCAAGGAATGCGGGTAGCTCCTTGTTGAACACGGCGACGCCTGGTTGACGCTTAATCATCTCACGCATTCGGTCCACGCCATGCGGATCATAGTTGCCCAGCTGTCCGAAGATGAGCATAATCTGCTCCTGATACACGAGGACGCCTTCAGTGTCCTTCGTGATTTCGTCATAAATGGGGTGGAGAGACGGCACCTCTTCACGACCAGCTCGACGGTCAACATACTTCTGGAACAGACCTGAGCGCATTGCACCTGGACGGTACAACGCATTGACAGCCACGAGGTCATCGAACGAATCGACAGGAATCTCCCTGAGTAGCCCAGTCATACCCTGAGAGTTGAACTGGAACACGCCATTGGTCTTCCCCTCGTGGAAGTCTGCCAGGATTGCAGGGTCTGCATAGTCGAGAGCCAACAGATCATCTCGAGTTATGCCACTCAAGTCGCACGTTTCTCGAATGATGCTGAGTGTCTTAATGCCGAGGATGTCGAGCTTCAAGAATCCCATAGCCATGCACTCATGACCGTCGAACACCGAGCACTTAACACCATTGCGAACATCAAGCGGCATGGCATCTGTGAGCGGGAACGGACTGACCAGAACACCGCTAGCATGCACGCCGCGCTGTCGCTTGCGATTCAACAGAAGCTTGCATGCAGGCTCAAAATCTGGATACTTAGAGCACAGCTGCTTGCCAGGGATTGTGTTTTCTAGAATGTCGGTAACGATAGCAAGAGACGATGCGAGCTTCTGACTGCCCTTGTCTCCTGGGGTGACGAGGGAAGATGCCTTGTTCACTTCTGCACGAGGAATGTCCATGCAACGTGCAAGGTCTTGCATCACCATCTTCTCCCCGAGATTGCCGTACATCCCCATCGAGGCGACGTTCGCTTCACCATACTTTTTGATAAGATAGTCTTTGATCTCTTGTCGACGCGAATCCTCGAAGTCCAGATCAATGTCTGGCGGCTCCTCACGTCCTGGTGCGAGGAATCGTTCGAACATAAGGTCGTGAGCGACTGGGTCAGGATCTGTAATTCGGAGAGCAGCGCAGACAAGGCTTCCACCAGCTGATCCACGACCTGGACCATAGAAGATACCACTTCTTCGAACGAATTCAAGCATGTCGTCAATGAGGAGGAAGTATCGGACGAATCCCTGTTCGTGGATGTAATTAAGCTCATATTCGAGCCGCTCGATATATCTTGAGTCATCGCGCTTCCCCTCCCACTTTGGCTGAGCCATTCCAGCATACGTAAGCTCACGCAGCTTCTCATATTCCTCGTCATCAGACAGACCAGGATATGGCTGAGGTGTGAGCGACTTCCACTGTGGCATCTGGATGTCGACCATATCGCACACCTGCACAGTGCCGTCAAGCGCACGACCAATATCCGTCTGTGTGAGGTATGGATGATTCGCTAGAAGCAGACCACCCATCTCGTTGCGAGTCATCGGGTGGAAGCAGTTGTCATCGAATTCCCACACCTTGCCCTTTGAACCAGTACCGAGGTAGTACTTGTGGTACTGCTGCCAATCTCGAAGGTAATGCGAGTCTGGAGTGGCGACCAGAGGCAATCCGAGCGTATTCGCGACTTTGATGGCAGTCATGTTGATGGGAGTCTGCTTGTCGATTTTCGTCGGCATGATCTCCATGAAAAAGCGACCATCGAAAATCTCTGCCATCTGCATACCGAGCTTGAGAGGATCTTTCACCTTCCCAAACATCGTATCCATGCAGCCAGACAAACAGATGACGTCCTCGCTGCATTCCTTAAGCCAACTTGGCTGAATACGAGGACGATTGTAGAAGCCATCTGTCCAGCCTCTGGTAGACAATCTGAAAAGGTTTTGACAACCCTTCCAGCTTTTTGCAAGCAGTGTTACATGGCTTCTGCGCTCTCCCTTGACGTGCTTGCTTGCATCGGGGACAATGTAAGCCTCGATGCCAACAATACCCTTAATTCCAGCCTTAGAAGCCGCCTTAAGCAGAGCGTATCCAGAGCCCATAGCACCGTGGTCTGTGATTGCGATTCCAGGCTGACCGTGCTCGACGACCCAATCAACATAATCGTCTACACGAGGCATGCCATCCAACAGAGAGAACTCACTGTGGCAGTGAAGGTTTACGAAATCGTCTTTCACAGCAGATTCATCTCCTTCAGATCCTTTACGATTGCCTTGCAGATATTGCTTGCAGACGTCTTGCATTGATGAAGCGTCAGTACGGGAACACCAGCACGAGCAAAGCACTCAGATGCTGCAAGCATGCGGTGCTTCTGGTAGACAAGATCATCATATCCCCAGCCTGCCTTGCACACATCAGGGTCTCGCTCCATGCAAGTGTCGACGTCTGTGTCCAGCATTACGATGACAGGCTTAACATCCTTAATCACCTGTGCAAGATACTCAAGATTTGAATCCGTACGCTGCTGATAAGCCCAGCAAGACAGCGTGGTCCTGTCGAGGATTGCGTTCGCCCCAGCTTTGTCGAGAGTCTGGATTGCCACAGCTGCGACCTTCCACGAGTCTCGGTCGAAGCACGGAGCCGAATGGCGGAACTTCCCGTGAACGTACTCATACGGCTCAAGCATGTCCTTGTTCAAATCGAGAACGGGAAAGCCCAGTTCCTCGCTCAGACGAGCTGCGAGCGTAGACTTGCCTGCACCATCAATACCTTCAATAGAGATAATCATCGTTCATCCTTCCACGGTTCATTCATTCCAATAAAGTGGCATGCTGCATCATACAAAGTGCGAAAACGATGTACAAACGGTGCACCAGTCCTGTTGTACGGACGATCAACAATGTAGCACTGAACGGTCTGCTTACCTGCGAATTTGACCAGATTCTTTGGGTCGTCGTCGAATATCGCCAGCACGTCATCCACATCGTAATGATCGTGAACGTAGTCGAACTTCTCCTTCGTGAACACGAGTTCGCTGTACTGCAAGTCGTGCTGCTTAAGCCAGTATTCTGTGTCTTCACGAATATTGTCGTACTTGTCAGCAGGACGACTGGAGATAATGACCACATCATACCACTGAGACAAACGTCTCAAAGCTCCATGCGTGCCTGGAATCATGGTCATGTTGCGCTTGTGACCTTCCACGCGCCATCGACGCTTAAGCTCAGCGTAGTCTGCATCATCAAGACACAGAATCTCGTTCAGATGGAGCGATGTAAGGTCGTTCGGAGACGGACTAAGCTGACCATTGGTAGCCCACCGCAGGAAGTCTCCTCCGTAGTCTGCCATCACATTATCAAGGTCAACGAAGACCTTCCTTTTATCACCGTTCATACTTCCCACCTCTTGTTGCCCAAAACGCCTTGCCACAACTGACGAGTTCGTCAACGTCTTCCTTCTTTGCAATGAGGATGGCGTCATTGTCGTCGTACTCGCCATAATATTCAATGTACGACTGGAATCCTTCTTCTTCAAGCCACTTTTTAACGTCTGAGTCGGACATAACAGAGACTCTATCTGCACCGAGCTTATCAATGGCGAACAGACGGAGCACCTTTGCTTGCGATGTCCTGCAAATACAAATACTATTCATCACTTGCCCAAACCCATCTTCTCAAGACGAGACATCGTGTCATAGTATGCCATGTGAGCCATATACGTCGAGTCCCACTTTCCGTACCTACCGAGTAGAAGAACATTGTCCTGGTGGTTGTAGAACTTAGCCTTACCGTCTACCTTGATGACCTTGTGGGCACCTTCAACAGGTCGCAGATACTCTGTCTGCTCAACTCCGTCGACCCTGCTGTAACGTGTCCAAGGGGCATCAATGTCAACATTGTAGACGATGATGTTGTCTGGAGTTGAAGCCCATCCGTTGTGATCTGGATACGGACTGCAGTCAGACACATACATCTCGCGATACAAGCACTGAGATTTCGAATGCGGATAAATCTTGTTCAAAGGAGCTGTGTTGATGACCAGGTCGAACTTACGAGACAGACCTCGCATGTCGCTAGGCATCACCTCGTCCTCTGTGATTCGCATACCTTGAAGCATGCTCCATGCGTCCATCCAGTTGTACGCCTTGACAGTTTTCGCAGACCTATGGATGGAATTGTTCGTCTGGGAGGCTCCAGTCTTAATGGCATACAGCTCAGCCATAGCCCTCTGGTCAGCCTTGTTCCAACGCATGAACTTGTCACCATAGCCCACGAATGCAGTCTCGATTTCAATGGGCTTCAACGGTAGTCCACAATTGTCATGAAGATAGCGGACACCATGACCTGGATTCGGCTTAGTGGCAGATAGAATGGTCGGCATAATGCCTTTGTCCATACAAGCCTTTGCTGCAAGCAAACCTGTCATGCCTGCACCGATGATTGCCACGCTCATTGATTCCTCATTTCTTCCAGCAATTTAATGAACATCGGCGTCTTTCGAAGCGTACCACGGCTCAGCCTTACAAGACGGTGACTCGAGAGGTATCTGGTGATATTCGCTGAATCCTCTCTCGTCATACCGCAGAAATCTTCGATATCCTGCCTCTTGAACTCGTCATACGATGACAGGAACTGAAACACAAGAGGCTCATCTTCCATCCACTTAATCACGTCATCTCGAGAAGCCCCAAGTGGTTCGTTCTCCTTGGCACGAGCCTCGCTGAACTGCTTGTATCGAAATGAGGACTTCTTGTAGCACTCGTCAACAAACTGTGCAGCAGCTTCGACATGCTCCTTCTTTACAAGCAGTCGATTTCCGTCATCCGTTGAGAACAAACGAGCTGCCCATGCCGCTGCCATACGAGCCAGCTTAACACGGAAATCTGCGCTCTCGACGAGAGGAATCTCTGAAGTGTACCCCTCACCCATCTTAACAGACAACTCGTAAATAAGCTTTCGAGCCTGCTTGGAGAACAAAACATCCTCAGGTCGACGAGACCATACCCACATGATAAGATTGTGGCACAGCTCGCTCGTGTACACATGCGGCACATCTTCTGTGGTGTTGCTGTTGATTACCTTTGAATCGACATCCTCGCTTGCAGAAGAAACGACCAGATCAAAGCGGGAAATATCCTCAGCCTTACCAATCAGCTGAGGTATAAATTCGACAGGATATGTCCTACTGGAAACATTGTCTCCGTACCTAGGGTTGGAGATCCAAATAAGACGCGTACGTGCAAGCGCACGCTCAGTCTGAATTTTCGTGATCTCTGCGACGCCACTGGAACGAATGCCAGACATGTTCGCAATCTCGTCCTGGGTGAGACCTGACGCCTCATCGATAACGACCAGTCGACGGTCGTTCAGAGGAATCTTTCCCCATGTGATCTGCCAGCGCTTGTTGACTTGTTGCAGACCACCAACAAGACCTGCATACGAGGATGCCTCGCCAGTAACGAACTCTCCGAGCCTGTAGTGTCGCATGAGTTGCTGGACAGTCTCGGTCTTTCCCGTACGAGTGTCCCCGAACAGGAGAACCTCAAGCCAACCGCGCTTCAAAGGCTTGCCATCGAAGTCAAAGCGCAGCAGAGAATGGTATGCCAAATCGACAGCAATGTGTACATCGTTCCTGCCATAGATTGATGTCACATTCGTAGACAGATCACGAACAATTTCGTCCATTTTCTGTCGGACGGTCTGACCCTCTGCAGGCTGGAATACACTGAGCTCATTTTTCAGGTCGTCGGACATCTCAAACGAACTGATATCGTCCTCGCTCCACTCCTTGTCATAGAACAAATGAGTGGCATGCTGCGTGGAAGAGTCTGGCACAGTTATACCTGTGAACACGTAGCTCTTACCAGCCTGAATACCGTGATCTACGATACTGACGTGACGAGTCACGTAGCTCTGGTTCTCGTCGTTCCAGCTAAGCTCAGGAATGAGGACGAGATCTTCGATGTTGACATTGTCAATCACGTCCAGATCTACGGTACAGTCACCGAGCGCACCTGCAAACTCTTTCATTTTCGTACGCTGGACAGAATCACTCAGACCTCGAAGCTTCATGAGGTTCGGAGAGTCCTTCGGAATGTTCACTTCCAGAGTGCCACCTGCTATACCAATAGGACAAACAGTGCACTTCTTCTTGTTCGCTGAAGCACAACGGACTACGTATCGATCTGGAACGATGTAAGGCTCCAGATCTTTACCTGCAACCACCGCTGCAGTACGAATACGCTTGCCAGCATACTTTGCGAGGGAAGCCTCGTGAAGAGGGACATCGTACACCTCGTTATCGTCCTCGTCCTGGAGGGTATTGCGAGGAACAGTCTTGTCGATGAGGTGCTGGAAGTCATCGCGAGTCGCACCATAGCCGACCACCCAGTCCGTCACGTCTCCGTTAGACGGTTCAGAAATAGGCAGATTCAGTATACGAACGGATGAAGCGATATGCTCAAGATTGTTCGCCACATTGACCATGCCGTTCTGACCAGCCTTGTCAATGTCGTAGCAAATGTTAACCTCACGACTGTGGAACAACTGATTCCACTCAGGCTTCCAGTTACCAGCACCACTGGTGGACGTGACTGCATTGAAGCCTAACTGATGCATGAGAATGCAGTCCATCTCGCCTTCACACAGGAAGATGGGGTCATCGCTCCACAGCGATGGATCTGGGAAAAGAGTAACGCCACCACGACCGCGCTCCCAGCTAATCACCTTAGATGAATCGCGCTTAGCCCAGTCGTACTGACGAATGTTGTAGCAGCCTTCTTCGTTGAACAGCGGGATCGTGATCCTACCATTGTGGTAGCCGAGTCTAAACTGACGAATAGTATCGTCAGTGAATCCACGCTTGTTGTGAAGAAAATCTAGCACAGCCGAATTGCACCAGAGATTGTCTACCAGACCATCAATCACGATATCGGAGATTGGAGGGAGCTTCTTCTTAGGTCGCTTTGTGATTAGTTTGGGCTTCTTAGACGATTCATCGCCCACCAGCTCAATTTCTACATCACCAACGAAACCGTGGTCGCTAAGCCACTTACAAGCTCCCTTAAAATCTGTGTCCTCGTAAAGCTGAACGAATGTGTAGATGTCTCCCTTGAGACCGCATCCGAAACAAGTCCACAGACCTGTATTAAGATTGATAGACATCGACTCGACGCTGTCGTTATGCCAAGGACACCTGACAGCAACTTCACCGCTGCTGTCAGGTGTCAGCTGCTGCCCAAATGCGTATTCAAAGTAGTCCTTGATGGACATGTTCTGGGCAGACATTTCACATCCTATTCGAAGTCAAAATCATCATCGTCGTCATCGTCTGCGACATCAGTCACAGGCAGAGGCTCCTCCTTGGGAGCTGGAGCTGGAGCCTCGTCGAACGGAGGCTGATCCTCGTCCTCTTCCTTCACGTTCTTAGGAGCCTTATCAGCCTTCTTAGCCGACTTCTTAGGAGCAGGCTTAGAAGTGGGCTTCGGAGCATCAGGCACCTGAATCTTCGGCTTAGAGACGCCATTCGTAGGAGCAAAACCCTTGATGACATTGCGCATCTGGTCGTTAGTGCCATCTCGGTCGTTCGCGTACTCATCAGGCTCGAGACCGACAGTCAGGATGAGCTCCTTGCCAAGCAGGTCATTCGGATTCAGCTGGAGACGACCCTTAGGCACGTCAATGCCGCATGCCTTGAGCACCTGGACAAGACGCCACTTGGCATTGTCGCTGAGGGAGGTGTTGTCCCACAGACGACGACCAGCAAACGGCTCACCCTCACAAATCTGGAAGCACCACTTCAGATAAGGCTTACCAGAGTTCTTACCGACCTCACGAGAAATCTCGAACACGGTAGCACGATAGCGACCAGAGTCAATCGGGTTGAAACCAGAACCCTCGTCCTCATTACCAGTGAACTCACCCAGATCGAGCAAATCGACAGCCATTGCTTACTCCTCTCCGAAAATCATGTCGTAAACCTCAGGAAACGTGGGATTGTCGATGACAGTACCAAGCATGCCAGAACGGTCTTTAGCGTAGTAGGCTCCAACAGGCTGAACCAGCATACGACGCATAGGCTCAACCCCGTCCTCGGTCTCGACATTGTCGACGTAAAGATAACCGACAATATCGACATACCCGCAGACGTCTGCTGCAAGCTTGGAACTCATCTTAGGCATGGTCTTAACGGCACCAGTGACCTCGTTCTTCTCATCCATGGCGAGTGCCGTGAGAATGACGTTCATGTCAAGGTCACGAGCCATGCGAATGAAGCGACGCATGCGCTCGGTGTTGTATCCCCAGTCTCCAACGGTGAGACCGTCACCGTAGGGACGCTTCACCTCAGGGTGGCTCTCGACAATATAGTCCATGAGCTTCTTCTGGAGCTCAGTGACGGAATCGATTACGAGCGTATCTGCCTTGCCGCCACCCTTCTCGTGGAGGGTACGGATGAAGTCCTCAATCTCGTCAAAGGTCTCGAACTTCTTCTTGACGACCTTCTTAGACTTGATGCGCGACTGGACAGAAAGGGAGCCTCCCTCAACGTCCACGAAAATAGTCTTGTCGCCAGAGCAGCTGAACACGGTCTTACCGACGCCAGGGTCACCGTAAACTAGCATCTTAATGGTGTCCTTAGCCATTCTTAATCACCTTCTCAATCTTGTTGTCAGGGTTCTTGTTGGACTCCGACTCCTGCTTCACATGGAAGCCTTCGACGCCTGCGAGCTCGTGGAGGTCTGCCTCATTCATGCGACCTTCCATCTCAGCAATGCAAATCGGACGGTACTCGCAGTCCCAAGAGCAGTCTCGAGTTGGATTGCAGTAGAAGCCATAACGGTCTGCATGCTTCATCGCCATGTACTGATTGTACAGCTGACGACCACACTCTTCGACCTCGCGATCGTTACGATAGACGGCCTCACGATAGTGGTAGGGAGCCTTGGTGCGAGCGGAATACGGGTCGCACTTCCTGAGAATGTTGTAGTACACGCCACAAACATCATAGCCCATCTGACGAAGAGCCCAGATATACTGGGTCACCTGGGTATCGGTGATGAGGTGCTTGGTGTCGAGCGTCTTTGCAGTCTTGTGCTCAAGAATGTACAGACGACCCTCTCGCTCGACGATTGCGTCGACGTATCCGATGAACGTGCACCAGCTGAACTTTCCATTGGGATTCGGGACACGAACCTCGACCTTCAGCTCGCTAGCGACTGGGGTGAAATCGTCGTTGGGAGCGACCTCTTCGAAGTAGTACTTGAGCATCTGACGACCCATGAACGAATCCTTGTCAAAACGCTCAGAATCGCCACCTGCGGAGAGAACCTCCGTAGCCGCCTCAGCGACCTTGTTGTCGTACGTGGCCATAGCCATAGAAGCACGAACGTTAACGTCCTTGTCGTTGTTCTCGAGAGAGTAGAACTCTGCGAGAGACTCGTGGACGAGCGAGCCCAGCATCAGTGCGGGAGCCTTGTCGTTCGCGGTCAGCTGGTCGACGTAACGATACTCGTACTTACGAGGGCAACGCCTGAAGCAAGCGAGACGACTGTTGCTTACGGTAATCACTGATTTTACCTCTTTCTTCTCAAATTAAGGTGAGCAATACAATTGGGTTATATAACCCTTCAATTAGGTATTAAGTTTTATTCATGATCACCTCTCCCTGTCTGTCGTCATTGTACCAATATTATCCTCCATTTCCAGAGGAAAATATGCAGAAATTTAAAAATTTATTTATTCGTAGCAAGAACTGCGCTTTTGATGTTCGAGATGACGGTATCCACGGTCACTTCCTTGTCGTTGATGTAGGCTTCGATGGTCTCGTCAACAGTGTCTGCAGTGATGAGCTTGTAGATGTCTGCGCCATGGATGTCGTTCATACGAGCGTAGATTCTGTCCTCAGCCTGAGCGTTGTCGTCAGGAGTCCATGCTCGGTCTGTGAAAATCATCTTGCTGGCAGCTGTGAGCGTCAATCCCGTTCCAGCCGCACCGATGGTGGCAATGAACACCTTCACCTTTGGATTGTTCTGGAATTGCTTCACAGCCAATTCGCGTTGCTGCTTCGGAGTCTCGCCTGTGTATGTGACACATCCGTATTTGCGGAGTGTGCGCTCAACGGATGCCACCACTCTAGCCCAGTTGCTGAAAATGACGACCTTCTCGTCTTGCTCAACACATATCTCCTGGACCATAGCTTCGAGTGTCTGGATCTTTCCGCTTGGTATGACCGTAGAGAATGCAGTCTCTGTTAAGCAATTGGCATCCGTGGCAATCTGTCTGAGACGCATGAGCCTACTGACTTCAGCAGGAGCGGTTACGAACACATTGTTCTCAACCTCAGCCACATACTCATTGAGCATCTGGGTATAGATTTTAGACTGTTTGTCGCTCATACCGCACTTTATGGTATGGATGCGCTTGGGAGGTAGGTCGTGGATCACGTCGCATTTCCGTCTGCGAATCATGTATTGGCTGAGCTCACGAGACAGCAGATCGAGGTTCTGGTAGCCAGATGCCTTCTTGCCAAAGTACGTTTGCTCATAGATAACGTACGTAGGTATCCAACGCCAGAACGAGCTGTACTTCTTCTTGTCGATGAAGTGTAGCAATGCCCACCCGTCTGCAGGA